CGACCTCGCCGCCAGACCTACTCCCATCATCCCGCAGCAACTCCTCGCCTGGACCCGCGTAGAAGAAGGCCTGGTCCTCGGTGGCCTCAAGAAAGACCGGGAAGGCTGGGTCTTCGGATATGGCCATCGGCCCAAGACCCCAGCCGAGCGCATGCTGGCCCGATTCTGCACCGCCGCGATCGCAGAGGGCATCCTGCTCTCGGACCTCACCGAGCACTGGGAGTCCGTGAAGTTCCATTTCCAGGTCGCGATGTCGGAAGCGCGGCGGGCGACTCTTACCCAGATGTCCTTTCAGATGGGAGCCGCCGGCCTGGCGGGGTTCGTGAAGACTCGAGAGTTCATCCTCCACGGTGATTGGTACGAGGCTTCACAAGAGATCCTGCGGGGGAAGACCCGCGACGACCGCAGCCAGTTGGCGATCGACACCCCCCAACGAGCCCAGCGGTACGCCTTCGCGCTCAGACAAGACGAGTGGCCGTCAACCATCACGGAGACAGCACAACGCTGCGACATCGGCCCTGGACGCGGCTATTTCGAGAGATGCATCAGCGGAACCCCGCCGGCAGAAGAAGACGAGGCCATGAGGAAATACCGCGCCAAGAGGGACGAGGACTGAGGGATGCCTGGTTACATCAAGCACCAAACGAAGAAGAAATCCACGTTCTACACCTGGCTCTGCCGAGACTGCACGGCCATGCACTACCTACCCGACGGCACGCGCCCCGCAGAGTATTATGTGCTGTACCCCTGGGCGGACAAGAAAGAGCTGTTTCACAAGTGGGGGATCTGGCGAAGAACACGCTCGCACCTGACGTTTTGCCCCAGCTTGTTCGAGTCGGTTGCTCCGTCTCGGCTTCACCTCAAACCGGGAGAAGGGCCGATCAGGATAGAGGTTTCGCTCGGCTTGCCCAGGGCGAAAGACAAGGAGACTGAATGAACCTCGACGACGAGAGCACCTGGACGTTTCTTGGCGCCGTATGGTGCGGCGTTAAGTGCGCCGTCCAGTACGCGACCATAGGGCTTCTTGGCTTCCTGGCCGTTCTCTGTGCCGTGATGGCGACTAGCTGCAGCCTCTACATCGTCGACGCTGACCGCGGGGCGACCGTGACCATCGAGAAAGAGATCGCACGATCAGCGGGAGAGGGGGCCGACCTCGACGTCGACCTGCCGGTGATGAAGTAATGCCCCGATGGCTTGAGTGGTTCCAGTTCTACATGATCTCCTATGTCTTCGCTGACTGCCTTGAACAGAGAATGCGAAGGATATGGAGAGACTGGAAGGACAAGCAATGAGAGAGATCATCATCCACCACGAGCCGTCGAGCGGAGTCCCTTTCGCCTGGGTTCCCTACAGCGAGCCAGAGTACACCAAATGGGAAACAGTGAAAGGCCTCACCCTCGGCATACTCGGCCTTCTCTTCTGGGGCTCTGTCTTGTCGGCGCTTGCCGCCTTGAGCGTCCTGTGCTTCGCGATGTCCTTCGATAGTCTGCCGGTGACGCCATGAGCACGATCGTAGGGATCAGAGGGAACCGATACAGATACAACCATCCTTTCGCGGACTTCCTGACAGAGCCCCCCTGGCGGAGAGGAGAGCATACCATGAGTTATTTCGATTGGAGACCAGGCTGCACCTGCATGACGACTGCCGTGTTCTCTGGTCCAACGCCTGGGCCGAAGTGCCCGACCTGCGGTACACCCTGGAAGATAAGGGAGATCTTGGAAGAGCAGGATTTCCCTTTCTCATACATGCTCAACCACATGAGGAAGAAAGGTCCTGCCGATGTATCCCGAGCCCGACCGACTGAACCCGTACCCGTTCAATGACGGCGACGTCCTTGGTGTCCACACCATGCCGAGCCTCTGGCGCCCGAACACCTGGATCAGTAAGCGCATCCAATCGACGACCTACCCGTCCGACTTTGAGGGTATCAGGCTGAACCATGTGGCCCTACTGGCGAGGGACGATGCAGGGGAACTCTACGGCGACCAACCGCGCTGGTGGGTCTACGAGGCGCTCTTCAACGGCGGCGTTGTCTGCCGGCCTCTCAAGACCTACCTTAACCCGAAACGCTATCGGCTTCAGGTCTACCGGCATCCCGATCTCTACGGTGGCCCTCTACTTGCCCCTGGCGCCGTGTCCCAGCGACAAGACGCTGTCTCCCGCAAGATAGTGAAGTACGCCGACGACCAACTCGGCGAGCCGTACAACACAAGGAAAATCCTGACCATCCGTGGCCTTCAACTTCTGGGGCACACGCCGACCAGTTTCTCGTCGACCACCTGGGCGCAAGACTCGCACATCTGCTCAGGCCTCGTTGCCAAGGCGTACAGGTATCAGGCGATGGCGCCCGACAGCTGGGGCCCGTTCGTCGACCCCGGCCATCTGGTGAAGGATCTCGACTTGGTCTGGCAATGGAACGCACCCCAACTCGGCGGCGATTGTGTGCGAATTGGCAATGCCTGGGCACAGGTCTCTTTCGCGTAAGTTGTCTGTTGTTGTCTTTTTTGCTTGCGCCCGATTTACCCCTGGTGTATAGGGGAACTTGAGAGGAGACACTCTCCCGATGATTCCGATCGATTCTGTGAAACTCGCCAACCTGATAGGACAGAGCGGAAAGACGCTCCGAGGGCTAAGCCAAGACGCCGGCCTTCGCGACGATTTCTTCTCCAAGTTTCTGCGCGATCAGAAGCGTTCCCCATTTATGACGCACCGGCGATCGGCCCAAGTGGCGAACGCGCTGGGCGTTCAGCTGCACGCGATCTGTCGCGACGTGATGCTTCCAACGACGGGACGCTGACCATGCCCCCAAGCGCACGCTTCCCCTATCCGGGACATGATACAGAGTTCGAGGTTCAGGCTTTTCTCATGGTCGCGCTTCGCAGCGCCGGCTTCGATGCTCGAGGAGAAGTGCCTGGTGAGATCTATTATCAGGGCGCATGCAGAAACATCCGCGCCGACATCCTGATCTTCGACAACACCGCCACCCCTCAGATCATTGTCGAAGTGAAGACCTCTAAGAAATACGGGCCCAAGATTTCCAAGAAGAGAGAAGAGAGAGAACGAGAGCAGCGCGATCAGTACCGCGCCTGTGGGATGCCCCTGGTCTACTGCCACGGAGTAACGCAGATAGGTCCTGTTGTCGGATGGGTGACATCGACGGCAGAGCATTTACCCGAAGACTTCCAATAGAGAAAGTCGCTGCTGTGGGAAATAGACACTGGTGGTACAAGTGGGAGCCGGGACGCTGGCAAAGCGAGAAGCATCTCATAGGCGCACCGCTGCGTTGCCGCGGGCTCTGGCGCGAACTCCTCGACTACATGTATATGGAACACTCCGATCGCTACACCGGTACCATCGACGATATGGCGGGGCTCACACGCGCCCGCGTGCCCGACGTCCGCAAGGCTCTTGGAGAACTACTGGCGTCCAACCTGGCCGACTACTCCGTCGAGGATGAGGCGCCTGACTGTGGGTGTAACGGGGCAAAACATAACGGTAACGCCAAGTATACGATCATTTGCCGGGGCATCTCGGCGGTTATTGAAAGTGAAGAGAAGGCCCGCTCCGGCAATGCAGAACGGCAACGGCGCTACAGGGAGAAGCACAAGAAAGGGGGGCATGGTAACGCCAAAGTAACGGCTACACAGGCGCGGGCGCGCGCTAGCTCTAGCTTTGAAGAGGGGTACCGGGGGAAACTTCCGACTCCGGTACTCATGGATGCCGAATGGTTCGAGGATGAGAAGCAGGGCAAGAGCTTCTTGGCCACGCTCAGAGACGAAGGTGGCGGGCTGGCCAGGGGCCTACTCAAAGGCGCCGCCTACAAGAAGCACAGCGCCGACTCCCTGGTCATTTACGCAGCGGGAAAGGAGAGGAGAGAAGGCATAGTCATACACCTGGGCCCATTGACCGAGCAAGCCTTAGGGCTTCGTCTGGTTGTAGAAAGGAAGTGACGATTTCCGTAGAACCCAAAAGAAAGGACAAAAGACATGGAGCAACCAACGCTTAACGAGCTTCGCCTGGCGATGATTATCTTCGGCGCCGAGATGAAGGCGGATGGTGACGAGAAAGGCTTTCGCGAGGGGGTCGAGATGGTCGCCTCGATAGAGTACGCCGCCCGGTACCTCAACGCTACGCGACGGCACCGCATGCGCTCGAAAGACTTCAAGGGGAGAATGAAAAATCAAGCCTTGCTCGACCACTTCGCGCTCATGGACGAGAAGATCGAAGACGACGCCACAGGGACGCTAAAGATACTGGCCGGGATGGAGTCGGCAGAGAGGAAGCCAGGCGATGCGCCATCCAACGGTTAATGAAATCCGCGCTGCCCTGAAGATCAACATAGACGGGTATCTCCAACAGAACGATATGGAGGGGGCCGCAGATACGGAGCAAATTGCCAATGCCCTTCAAGTAGCCCTGGGAATATGGCACGGAGTTACGAGGCAACCAGCCGGGCCCTCCGTTGTGGAACATTACCTGTCCCTGCCTCTCTTCCAGGACTTCGCGCTGCAGCTTGACCAGGAGGTGATAGACCTGGCGACGAGCGGGCTCAAAACCGCGATAGCAAGCGGAGAAGACCCCGTCTTTTTCGGCAAGCCAGGAGCCCCGCGAGAAACGGAAGACTGAGCAGTACCGCCCACGAGAGGAGAGTCCGTGTCCCGCCTAAAGCAAAATACCCAACTACACAAGGGCGCCGTTCCCAGGTGCTCGAATCAGGCCACACTCAATTCCTACCTGCTTACGCGGACACTCCGACCAGGGCATCTCCACCAAAGCATTGCCGGCACCGTCGTGCACCTTCTCGGCCTGAGGAAGAGGCCGCGATGCCGCCAGTGCTTTGTCATACCAAGAAAGAGAGGACGGAAAGATGGCTAAGAAACAGAAGATTACAACGGAAGAAGCGCAGCGAGTGATGAAGGCCGCGAACACAGACGGCGATCTCATGGCGCGTTTGATCGGCAAGGCCGAAGACAGCGACGACGTGATGCGCGAGTGGATCGACAAGCAAGACGCCCCGGCAGCGAAGAAAGAGAAGTCTGGGCCCAAGGCCGATACGACTTATGCGCCCCCCGACGCCGAGATGGCCGTAACCATCGAGGAGATCGAGCGTTCCGTCAAGGTGTCGTCCTGCGCCGTCGACGCGATGATCGCGGGTCTAAGGATGCGGCTGACGTTCCAGACGCAGCAACCCCAACTGCTACTTGCTTGGATCAAGGACCGTGACCCCGACGCTGCCGTCTACACGGATCTCCGCAGCGAGTCGCGTGGCCGTGGTCCCAAGGTACGGATGAAAGTGAATCAACTCATGGTCAAGACTGGCCCGTTCGCGAAGATCTCTTTTATCGGCATGGCCAACGACACCCAACACAACATCGAAGTGGGGCAGATGAAGATGGCCGAAGTGGTCGCGGCGCTCCAACAACTCAAGGAGACACTGCCGCCCGAGGTACTCGACCTCTTGGAGCCTGAGGCGCTGAAGGCTGACGGGGGCTTCCACCTCCAGACCTTCGACGAGGACGATACCTTCGCCATCGAGTTCACGGCGGGCGATAACAATCGCAATTACTTCGAGATGATCGCATCCAAATAGGAAAGGAGAGGAACAATGGGAACCATAACCGTCACACTCGCGGGGTCGTTCGGGACGCAAGGGCAGAGGCAATTCTCCGCGATGGAACACGGGCACGCCGCCGCTGTCGCTGACATGATCGCGTTTCTCGCCCTGGAGGTCCTGCCGAACGAAATCAAACACGATCACGAGCTCGCGAAGCTGGGCGAGTGCCCGACGAAAGGCTTCGGTAAGCCATGAACCCTATCATCGCAGTTGACTTCGACGGAGTGCTCAACCCTGCAGGATGGCCACACATGAAAGGGCCCGATGTCCAGATGATTGTCTGGCTCAGGCTCGCCCAGGCGCACGGCATCCGCGTGATCTTGTGGACCTGCCGCGACGGCGAAGTAGGCAGAAGCGCCTCCGATTGGCTGGAGACCTGCCTGGACGATCAGAACCTTCAGGAGCAGGTGCGCGTAATGCGGAAAGACGAGATCATGGGAGCCTTGAAAGGCTGCAAGATCCACGGCCTACGGCCTGACCTGGTCAACAAGAATCACCCCCAGGCGATCCAGCTCTACGATGGCTCAGACCCGCGTAAGGTTTGGGCGGATCTGTACCTCGACGACCACGGCCTCGGCTACACGCGGGGCGCCGCCCTTCTGGCTCTGCACGATCTCGTCATGCAGCAAATACTCGAAAAACAGGAGAAGAGACGATGGTGACTTCACTACCGACAGAACCGTACAGCGTTATAGCGTTCGACATCGAGACATACCATACCGTCGACGGCAACATCATCAAGGCACTCAGAGCGGAAGCCCTGGGAAAAAGGCCGGCACGCAACCTCGCTCGCGACCTCAAGGCCGTGTGGGATACCGAAAACGGACGAGCCGCTCGTATGGATGAGGCCGTCAGCAAGACCGCCGTGGACGTACTACTCGCCGAGCCTATCCTCGTGGAGTGGAGAGGAAGCCGTGACGGGCTGCACTTTCTCGACGACGACAGCAACCACTACTTAGTCAGCAACGTCTACGACAAAGCCCACCGGGCCGTCGCCGCCGACGCAATGTCCGCGCAGCTTCACGAAGTCTCGGACTCAGACACGGTCTGGGCCGGGCACAACTGCTCGTCCTTCGATTTGAAGGTGTTGCTGAACGCCTGGGCACGGCATGACGTCGTTCCGCCTGCGAGCTTCCCCCAGTGGACGGGCCGGTACTGGCACGGCAGAGTCTTCGACACGATGCTGCGCTGCCCTTGCTCCCACGGCCTCGGCATGGTGTCACTCGACAACGCGTGCCGAGCCTTCGGCATCCGCGTAGACGATGTCATGTTTGATGGAGACCCGATGGACGGCTCGCGAGTCGAAGAACTCTATGACCAGATGCTCGACGGCCAGACCCCGCCCGAGACCCTGCTTAACTATTGCAGGAAGGACGTTGAGCAACTCGCCTCGCTTTACAACAAACTGACGTTCGGGGGCCGTTGGGGTGTCTACCCAGACAAGACCGAGATGCTGGAAACGATCGCCGAGATCAAGGGCAACAAGAGCCTAACGCCCGAGATCCAGTCGTACCTCGTGTTACAGACGCTCAGGGCTCATGGCGAAGTCCACGTCTAAACGGAGATTGAACGTATCGTGAACGTTCACGCCGGGAGAAGATCGAAAAACGCCTTGTTTTCGGGGTTTTTTAAGCCCGCGCGTGAACGTTTACCGAACGCAGCGTGAACGTTCACGCAAAAGGAGACTGAAATGGCAAAGAAAGCAGAGCGGTACCAGATCCTCGAACTGCGCGTTAGCAACGTCAAGTGTCTGGAGGAAGTCACGATTCACTTCGACGCTGAAAGCGTACACATGATTCGCGGGGCATCGGGCCAGGGCAAGACCGCCATCCTTAACGCGATCGAAGGCGGGATCAAAGGCCTGGACCCGGCAATGGTACGACGCGGCGCCGACAAAGCGACGATCGAGATAGACTTCGACAAGATTAGCGTGCGCCGCGTCGTACATGGGAACGGGAAGAGCCGCCTGGTGGCGAAGGACAATAAGGGCAACGACCTCACGCAAGGCTTCCTGAATACTATTTTCAACGCGTCGGTGTTCGATCCTTTGGCGTGGGTCACGCTGGCCAAGGGGCCACGCCTGGGGGATACGGAACGACGGCGCCGGCAACGCCAGGAACTCCTCGCGGCGCTGTCGAAGCCAGGGATGCTCTCGCTGAAGACGGCCGAGTCTTGGGTCGCAAACCTGGGAGAAGACGCTCAGGACATCTTCTACGACGTCCTGGAGCATGAGCCCGAGGTAGCCTGGGCCGAGGACGAAGGCGTCGGGATCTGTGTGCGGTTGCACGATTATTTCTACGAGCGCCGCGCCGGCATGAATCGGTCAGTAGCACGCCTCCAAAGCGATCGCCAGCATCTCGAGGAGCCCTGCTTCGCAGACGACGTCGCCAGGCCAACAACGATCACCGAGGGGCTCAAGCGCTGCGTACTCGCGGAGATGTCCGTCGACGTCAGTACGAAGAACTATGCGCAGATGAAGGTCGACCAGGCCGCTGCCGTCCGCGATCGCGAAGAGGTCAAAGATGTAGAGGAGAAGAAAGCCGAACTTTTCGATGGCCCTGCCCCTGACCGCGAGATGGTTGAGTCTGACGCCGAGACCACAGCGGAGTTCATAGCCGACAGAGAAAAAGAGATCGGGGAGATGGAAGAGCGTCTCCGAAAGGAGCGCGGACGCCTGGCTGGCCTTCGCTCAGACAAGGAAGGCTTCGACGAGACGATCTCCAAGTACCGCCAGTGGGACATCTACGCCGCCCAGGCAGAGAAGATCCACACGCGACTCGACGAGGCCGTGACGGACGAGGCCGTAGCGAAGGAAGAAGCCACGCTCAGGCTCGCTCAGAAAGAAGCCAAGGATTTCCAGGACGCCCTGGCTATCCTGAAACTCGACGACGCGCTGGAGAAAGACGTAGCACAGGCAGAGGCCTCCGAGGTCCTGGTGGCGTTCTTCCGCGACCAGGCGCCGGGGGAACTCCTGAAGGCCGCCGAGTTTCCAGTCAAGGGCCTGTCGTTCGATGGCGATACGATCCTGCTCGATAAGATCCCCCTGGGCCAGCATGGCACGAGTGAGTCGCTGCGCGTGGGGATCGCGGCGGAGATCGCGAAGAGTCCCTCGACTGGGTTTCAACTGATCGACCGCTGCGAGTCCATGAGTAGCGAAGACCTACTAGGAGCTGCACGAGTGGCGGAAGAGTACGGCGTGCGGCTTATCTGCACAGTCACGGATGCAAACGCCAGGCCTGGGCCCGGTGTAACCGTTATGGAAAAAGGGAGGAAAGTGAAAGATGGCGAAACGACTGAAGCCTGAAGCAGTAGAAACCGAGATCCGAGCGATGCTTGAAGATGCGCTGAAGAAACGGCTGACCTCGGGTTCGGGTCTTAACCCTAACAAGCGCCTGGATATCCTGGCGCGTTCTATCTACGACGCCACCCAAGGCCTGTGCGACCACGGAGACGCTCTCTTCGAGGATCTCGACGCGCTCTACAAGGCCGATGGTGGGGGAAGCGACAAGTTTCTCTTCCGCTGGAGCTGCGCATGGAAACTCGTACTGGGAACCAACGACGAAGAACTGACTTCCGAGATAGCCTGGTCACGTCGGCGCAAGATTACCGTGACGAGTCGCTTCTCGGATCAGCCCGACATGTTCGGCGGTGCGGATGAGGGGAGCACCAACGCGCCGGGCAAATCCAAAGGGAAAGGAGCACCCAAGAAGTAGTCCTACACGCTAAAGCAAAGGCGGGGGCCGGCGCCAGAAACCGGCCTCCGCACCTATCCCAACACCAAAGGAGATACACACCATGGCAGCAGTCGCAGCAGGTAACCCGGCGCCAAGCCAAGAGCGGGCCTTCACGCGCTTGCTTGCGCGTATTAGGTCACTGGAAGCACAGGCAGACAGGGCAGCAAGAGCCGTCGAGAACCTGGCCAACTTCCAGGTAGGGGCAGAGGACCAACCGCCGCCCGTTTTCGTGGAGAAGGCGGCGCAAATACAGAAAGACGATCTCTGCGAGCCGGCGTTCGAGCAAGGACACAACGCCGTCGCCAAGGTCGAGACGTATCTCGAAGAGATCGTACACCACGCGAACAGAACGTAAGAGAGGAGCAAGACCGTGGACACCATCCTTAACACTCACCAGCAGCATATCGCGCAGTACCTCGCGAAGAAACGCTGGGAAAATTGCCATGATCGCGGCGCCGAGACGACGGTGTACGAGAAAGGCGCGATCGTCGTGGTGAAGGGGTGCAAGGGAATCGTGCGCAAGCGGGAGTACGAGGCGATGGGCGGGGAGATGGCCTTCTGCAAGCTCCACAACCTTTGGCCAGAGATCGATCCCGAGACCATCGGCGTCGAAGACTGCAAACTGCCCAATAATCTGCGCGTCGATGTGAAAACAACCGACTGCCCTACAGGCCGGCTCTTGGTAAAGGCGATCGCACACGCCGAAGACCAAGACGTCTTTGCTTTGATGATCGTGAAGTGGCCGCATTACCGGTACGCCGGTCTAATCCTTGCTGCCGAGATGCTACGCGAAGAGCGCCTGGCGCCCGACCTCAAGAAATATCCATGTTACGCCGCCAACCAGAACGAACTGGAAGAGAACTGGCGATGCATAAGACGCTAAGAAAGGAGAACGAACATTGAAACTCATCATAAGAGGCCTTGCGGACCATGCGCATCGGCGCTGGTCTACTTGGATAAAGGCGGTTTACAAGACCTGTGAGGTCGGCCCACAGGGCTGTATCATCATCCCGGCGCAACTCGCGAATACTTGGCTCGGTCTGGCCGAGGCGCCCTGGGGCGCCCTGGAGACGCATGACCAAGAGATAGCCTTGGAGGAAGCAAACGACATCCTCAAGATCGTGATGGCCTCTAAGGAAGCCAACCCCGCGAATGTCGCGCTCCGTGACTACTTCGCTGCCCACGCGATTCCCGAGGTCATGCGGCAGATGCAAGCCAACCGCACCGCCGAGGACAAAGGGAAGGGGGCCGCGTGCGCTTACCTGGTGGCCGACGCCATGATGGCCTACCGCGCCAAGTATCCCAAGACGGAAGGAGAGAAACATTGCCCAGACCAGAGCCCTTGCGAAAAGAAGTAACCGACAACGACCACGCCGTCAGCCTGAGCGTGCGCCTGTGTAGAGAGGAACGTAACGCTAACGCGACGGGACGCCCCGGCTATCGGCTCTTCCTGCGAGGAGGCGAGCTGGAGAAGGCGAAGGGCTCGTCCTCTCCGTTCGGGGCCGTGGCCTGGAAAAATAAAGACTGCGGGTTCGACGGCTACTACCTTCTCGCGCAAGACGTCGTAGACCTGCTGGCCCCTCGGATGCAACTGGAGCCTGGCCATGGGCCGCTGAAGATCGATGTCTCGCTCACGGTTGCACGAGACGAACAGACGGAGGGGGGAGCGATGTAATGGCGCCAGACGCAGAGAAAGGCTTCAAGATCAAACCCACCTCGGAGGGGGAACCCATAGTACCAGGCAACGGCCTGAAGAACATGGTGGTTACAAACAGCACGTTTGAGGTTGCCGTCCTCATGTGCCATGGGCTACGGATAATGAAAACGGTGGCAGGGGAGCGCGGTAGGGTGGCGTTCTTCTTCAACAGTCCCAAGGCTGCTGAGCTGCTCCTCGACCATCGGAACGGAGACATCACGGTAAACACGCGGGAGTTTTGCCAGAACGTCAACAATGCCCGCGACATCATTTTCGCCGAAAGGGGGAACGCTGAGCGATGATTTCCCTAATCAAGTTGTGCGAGTACCTGGCCGTTGAGTGCAGGAGACAAGCCAGCGCGATCGAGGCAGAAGAGAACAAGACGTCGTCTCTTTCCCTTCAAGGGCTGACGCCTGAGCAGCTACTCTACCCGGTGCGTCGCGCCTCCCTCGTCGACCTGGCTGTGTGTCTGGGTCGTACCGCAGCGGCGCTCGAAAGGACGCCCGAAGCCCAGGCTATTATCCAGGTCTCGAAGGGCCTGACCGTCGACATGGCGCACCGAAAAGTCCGCAGGGCGGGGGCGCCGGGGGGGGCCCAAGTGGTACCTAAATCAACGGAAGGAGCCAAGGAGCAATGACGACCTTTTGCGTAGACCCAAGAGCACAGGAGCCGGGCGACGGTACCAACTGGCACCGAGCGTTCAAGGAGTTTCCCGAAGAGATGCAAGCCGGCGATCACTTCTACTACTGCGGCGGGCCCTATATCGACCAGGCGCTCGTAGGCGGGCGTACCGGCGGGCCGGTGCTTCGCATCGAGAAGGCAACGCCGCACAACGCCGGCGGAAAGATAGAGGGGGCGTCAGACTGGAGCCTGGAGCACTCCGCGATGTTCGACGGGGGCCTCAGTATGTCGCTGCGTAACGCGGTCTTTGTTGGGGGAGAGAAGCAGCACACCTGGCCAGGGCTTCTGGCCAAAGAGCCGCCCAAACTCGAAACGTACATGTCGAGCCCTGCGAGCCATTACCGAAGCCGCACGTTGACAATGACGGCGTGCGAAGGGCTGCGGATCTTGGGTGTCGAGTTCACCCAGGCCGGCATCAACCAGGGCCCAAGGATGCATGACGTATGGTACTTCATTGACTGCCACGACGTCGGCTTCACCGGCTGCTCTGCCGGCAAGACCAACCGCGCTATAGGAGTGGCGATCGGCAGGTGTTCTAATCTGTGGTTTGAAGATAACATCTTCCACGATCGCGACTGTGACACGCCGTCGGTACACGGAGAAGGGTTTCAGATCTTCCCGCTGGGCGAAGCCGGCTTAGTGGGCGAACAAGGCGCCAGGTTCCACCACAACCTTTTCCGCGACGTCATCGGTACCGGGTTCATCATCCTCAAGGGGCGCCATACGGCGATGGTCGAAGTGACGGATAACGTCTTCGTCCATGAGGCCTACGGCCACGGGAGCAACGGCATCTTTGGGAACTCAAGCAATGACTCGTCCTTGCTCTCCCTGTTTGCCCGTAACCTCGTCTTCAACTGCAAGGGGCAGACTGGCGTATGCTTCCACGGCTCAGAGAACGCTGCTCGTAACGACGTCATGGCGAACATCTGGGCCGAGTGTATCGACAACCACGGCGGGCCTGTCGTGAAGCCTTACTTCAAGGGCTGTCGGGTCTTCGACTCGAACATCTACTCAGGTCTCGCAGTGATCCTCAATAACCCCAGGGAGCGCGACTTCTGGCCACGCACGCAATTCGATCCTATCGAGCAGGTAGGGCCGCTGCCGTTCAT